AATCAAAAATACGAATTATGGAGATTTGGACGAAAGAAATAAAAAAACTATAATGCAAATATTTGCCAAATATGCCAAATCAGGTATAGAAGAGGGGCTGTTTTAGAATTTATCGTCGTTTTCATTGCCCAAATCTTGCTCTAATTCCTGAATAGCTTGGTTTTCAAGATATCCTAAATTTAGGTACCCCCCCTGGGGGTTATTTTTTTGCTCCAAGTTTTCTTGTTTTGGAAGTGTTTTTTTAGATGGCTTATTAATTTTAGTTTGTTTGTTTTTTTCTTTGCTCTCTACTTGTTTGATAAACTCTTGAATTTCTTTTTCTTTTGATTGATCATAATCAGCATCTTCAAGTGAATAAATTATATCCAATATCTGTTCTATATTATCCTTGACATCAATTTCTTGAAGCTGTTCTTCATAATAAGTTAAGACAACATGTTCCGGATCTAAATTGTATACTTCTTTAAGTGGAGTATGAAATTTTTTACTATATTGTCTACAAATATGATTCCAAAAAGATTCTTCATTAATTTCTAATTTATTAGAAATAGCTTTTGCTTGACAATAGTCAAGTAAATCCTTGAAATTATTCATCTAATTTATCTTCAGTTTTTTCTTCGTTTAATTCGCTATCTACTTTTTCGGCTAATTTTTTTGCTTTTTGTATTACTTTATCGCGTTTAGATTTTAACTCTTCTGCGTATTTAACTTCTGATCGTATTGCTGCATCCAATACTTTCGTTATTATGTTTTCGTCTGGGATATCTCCTGCAAATGAACTAGATTGTAAAGTAGAAGTCCAAAACGGAGGGGATTCTATTATGCGATGTTTTAATTGTGTTAAAGCATAAGCCAAGAAGGATTCGTGTTCTCCAGCCATAACAGGATTAACGCCTAATAGTTCCCGATATTCTCTATTAGCATATATTTTAGCGGTAGGCGATAAAAAGCACTTAAACTTAAAAGTGCCTACATAGGTTCCGTTATATTTACCTTCTTCTTTTAATTCCCACGTTGCTATACTGCCACTAATAATTATATCTGAATTGCTATTTGTTTGATCGGACATATTATTCCAATCTCCTATTTATTATAATTAACCAAAAACCAAGAGATGAAAAAATTAGAAAAGTGTCTAAATTTTAATCAAAAATCATCAACAATTATAACAGCTAACCTAACATAACTTAATTTTTCTACGGTCCGAATTATATACATCCATGTATTATATATCATATAAAAATAAAGAAATAAGAAAATAAGAAAAATATATATTGATTTAGTAACAAAACAGTGTAATATAACTTATAGGAGGAATTAAAAATGGAAGAAAATAAGAAAAAGTTTTTAGATCTTGTGGTCAAATTTGAGCAATTAAAAAATGACCTAAAAGCTGTAGGCTCTGAGCTTAATACTGTTATGGCAGATATTGGAGTAGGAACTTATATTCAAGATCCTGATTCTTTGGTTGTCCATAAAATTGTTGTACCAACAGGAACTTTTGTAGAGTTTAAAACGATTGGTTATGAACGAACAGTTAAAGAAGGTGAAAAACGTGGCTCATTGTCTAAAAAAGAAGCAGAAGAAGCTGGGTTTTCTTTAAAATAAGGAGTTACCATGAGCTGGAACTGCAATTTAGTAATAGATACCGGTGGACCAAGTCCTGCTACTATTGAGATAGTACGAAGTGTAACTTATAATAATAGCAAAATTTTCTTAGTATTAGATGTTCATCCCACTAAGCTTAATAGCATGTTGGCTAAGGATGCCATACCTTTGATAGAGAATGCTTTACTAGAATATCCTAGTAAAATAGATCAATTGCTAAATACATTTACTGGCTTTATATGGGGAGGACCGGAAGATGCTAGAGACTTTTTAAGTGATTTATTAAATGCATGCAAGAGACACCCTAAAGCTAATATTCAGTTCGATTGATATATGGTTAAATTAGTTCAAAATATAAACAATTCTTGTACCCAAAAACCCGCCCAATGTGTATGCGGTAAAGATAAATTTATTAAATTCCAGATTGGGTGGATTTGCGAAAATTGTCAGCGTTATTATGCGCCAGATTTATCTAAGTATATGTTTATTAAAGGTAAAAATAATAGCTTTAAAAGATTTTGATTATTTTTTTTCAATAAGTTTAGCTAACAAACTTACAATACCAGAATGTTGATTTCTTAATTCTTCTCTTAAATTTTCTATTTTATCGGAAAGAGTTTTTAATTCGCTGACATGGGTTTCGCGAATATGTTGTAAATCTTTGTGGACACTGCTTTCTAGAGTTTTTAATTTAAAATCAACTGCGTTTATCTTTGCTTCTAGCTTGGTTTTGCTTAGTTCAATTTCATCACGAGCTTCATCTAGAATTCTTGCAGATTCAACTCTGCGCTCTTTCTTGATAGCGCTTCTTACAGCTATTATCGAGCCGATAATTGCAGTAGCTACGCTAACCGCTGGAACTAGGAATTCCCAAGTTATCATTTGGCCTCCACCTTTATTAAAGATTGCTATATGATATAATATAATAGGATTATCAGAATAATCTTGTTAACAATAAAACTTTTTAGTTTCGGATACTTATGGATCAAAAAATAAAAGATCTTTGGAATAACAATAAACTGTTTTTTTTCTTACTGTTACCTATTATTATATTTATAGTTTTAAATGGTAAGATATTGGATTTATTGATAAAAAGTGCCAAACAGATCATAAGAAAAGTAGAAAATTCTAATTCTTCTGCTCAAGACAACGAGCTTAATGCTAGGGCGGATCAATTAAAAGAAGATACGGATGCACTAGGCAAACCTAAGCCATCAATAGGCGAAGATTGGCATAAGAAATAGATTTAACTTAAATTGGAGTGGCAATGTTAAATAAATTGATTAGTTTGATTTTGATATATCTGTTTTCAACCAATATAGTTTTAGCGGATTGTGTTTTTAGTAGGGATATCACCAAGTTAGAAGACGGCAGATACGCGTATACAAGAGAATGCCACATTCAAGTAGGTGAAATGAAATATGATCTTGATATTGCCAATCAAAAATTAGCCAATCTTAACAAAGTTATCGAATTAAAAGATCTGGCATTAACAAAATCTGACGAACGAACCAAACTGTGGCAAGAGGCTACCTATAAGTTAGAAGATCGTGTGGCCTCCATAGATGAACGCAGATCCATAAATCAATGGGTGTATTTTGGCATTGGCGTCATAACTACGATTGGGTCCGGATATATCGCGTCTAAGCTGATCAGGTAGGCTTAGGAACTAGATATCCCTTAAACCTGAACAAATGTGGATTAGCAATCATGATATTTTTAAGAGATTGCGGGTCGATAGCACTTAAGTCCATCCCAGTACTTTCAATACATTCTTTTAATTGCCCATTACGCTTCATTAGATTGGTACAGGTAAGCTCTGTACAAGTAGTGCCTGGGGAGGCCCATGCCCATACTGTTTTTGGATTGTAGTCCAATTGCCAAGCTATAAAACGGTATATAAACCATACATAAGACAGATATCCATACCAAGTACCAACGTAATCAAGGCAACATTCGTTAAAAGCTTGAGTTATATCGTCTTCGTTGCCTATAACATCCCATATTTCAACAAAATCAGGCTCCGACAGCTTTGTTTCTAATGGTACGCAGTGTATTTTTGTTGCAGTAGTCTCCAATATGTGCAATTTGTTATCCATCATTCCAATACTAAAAGAATGAGATAAATCACTTTTAGTAAAAAAAGCTATAGCTTTTTGAATAAAAGTACTTCCGCCAGAGAGCCCTATGTCTCCCGCTTTAATTTCCGATATATCTATAATTTTAACCATAAATTTCTACAATAGGGTCTACCCAAACCCTAATATTAGTTTTTGTTTCGTCTTTTGGATAGTATTTCCACCTTGGATACATTCCACCAGGAAGTTCAGCTTCATGTTTTGGGGTTAAAAGTTTACAAAGTCTGTCAAGTTGATGAACAAATCCTTCATCATATTCTGTAAACACGTACTCGCCCATAACATCAAATTCTTCTTGTGTATACCAACCAAGCTCAACGCCTACTCCATCTTTATCCACTATTTGCATACGAATAACATCATCTTCGCCATAATCGGCAGCAGAAATAAAGCAACCGTACATATAATGTATTTGAACATCAGGAGATAAATAACTCTCTAGATCAATAGGTTTAGAGAGTTTATGGGTTCCTTCTGGAAGGCTCTCGCCAAAAGTTGTCAAAGTTCCACTTTCTATATCAACCGATTCGACACCATCCTTAATTTCAGAGTGGTTAGCAAATATACAGTCGTAATATTCTGGCATAGCACTACATGAATACGAATAAGTATTTCCATTTTTATTTGATAGTGTAATTTCAAAAATATGTTCTGAAGAATCAATATGTTTATGGTCCGGAGGGTAGGGCCTAAGTATTCTATCGTTTGGGTCGGAATTAACCACTGAGACCGTGCCGGCGACTTCGACTTCTTGTACGATATCGCCCTTTAGCCAATTGATTTGCTCGTTTAAATCGCCAAAATATTCATTTGAATTGCCGACCCGCGCTTCTATGTTTAAAATTGCCAAAAAAGTGCTGTTTTCTGCATACAAACTGACTTTATTTTCTGGTACCTGATACTCTTCATTTGCATCAAATGTTCTACCAGTTCCCCAGTCTTTAGCACTATCAGTTAAATTTTTTATATATATTACTCTCATGGCGCAGGTATCCTTGAAATCCAAAGTATTAAGTCCATATCACTACAATTTTGCCCATCATCTAAATATTGTGCATATATTACATCGCCTGGCGAAAATGTATAATTAAGCCCCGATATATAACCATAGCCAGGGTTAGGAGACGTAACGGTCATTGTGTAAAATATAGTCCCAGTTTTTGAAACAGTCCTAAATTGTATTCTAAATTGCACATTAGTATTTTGGTTAGACCATGTAATTTCGTTTAGTTTAGTGTCTACGGGGAACACTACTAGAGGAGTATTTGGCATTAATTCGTTAGGACCAAGCCAATCATTGTTGCCAACTGTTCCATTGTATTGGCCTCTAACGCCAGCGCGTGGAAAGCCTTCGGCATTTTGTTTCGCGTATTCAATTGCAAGTTGCGCATTGTTTACCGTATCAGGGAAACCATTGGCCCTGTCTGGCTCTGTTTCGAACGGTGTGCTCCAAGAGACTTGTGTTAGTTTGATGTCCGCCATTATGGAGACTCCGTAATTCTAACGTCCTTGTTGGCCGAAGAACACACTAGCCAAATCGACCCAGCGTCATCCATAGGCCAGCTATAAAATTGATTTTTAAATATAGGACTTCCGGTAGCGACAGTAACACTGTTAGTATACCCCCAATATATAACAGCATCTTCTGATAAAGCAGTTACTAACTTACGATTTGCTAGCCTATTAGCGCCTACTTTAAGTTCATATGCAGTATTTGCCGTAGTTAGATTTAATACTCCTTGAACTCCACCTGCAGTTAAGTTATCTTGCGATGTAACGGTCCAGGTTCCAGCTTGAAGAGCAAATACAATTTGAGAAGTCGTCCCACCTTCATTAAAAATATTAGCCGTGCCAGATGTCCACAAACTAGATCTTACCCTAGCCTGAGTAAACCCTGCGGTTGGTATTACAAATTGACCGTTTGAAGTTATAGAATTGATTAAAGTTTTTGTACTTAGATCAAAGGCGGGCACAGCAAACCAAGTGCCAGAGTTATTCCGGGCCTCAAAGACTAAGGTTCCAACCCACGTTCCCTCGATAGAGACAGTTTGACTTTCCTTTTGTAATTCATCTAATATAATTGATTCATCTGCTGCATCTATTGATCCAGTGACAGGTAAATCATAATTAGAATCATCATCCATACTAGTCATATTTATTTGCCGTTTTTATTTTTAAGTTTTATCGCTTTTGGTGCCGCTTTCGATGGATCTTCTGGATCTTCTGGATCTTTTGGTTCTTCTTGTTTTGCCAGAACTTCAGTCTCTGGCGTTGATACCGGAACGATGGCGGGCTTTAAATCTTCGCTTATATCTTTAGAGATCTTGCCAACCCAATCATAAACTTGTGCAGTAGCCAATATTTCCATGCCTTCTAGCTCTACTTTAACTTTTCTTAACAATTTAATTAAATTATCACAAGCTATTTTGTCAGATTCTGTCATTTTGCGCATGTCAACTCCAAAAAAAAGGGGATAGAATATATCTACCCCCTTTATATCACAGAATATTATTAATTATCTATTAAGCTAATTCAAATACGCGAACATCACTAGCAACAGCTGAGCCGCTGATAGCATAAACCGCTACATCTGGACCTACTTCGAGGGTCAATGTTGCACCAGCTGCGATACGCAACCCGTCAGTGGTAGCTACGTCGGATGCACCAATGAATATTTGCCTTGCGCCAAGATTTTGAATGATCATGCGGCGGCGACCATCCAAGGCAGTCGTAGGAAGCGCGACAGCGGCAGTATTATCTACAGATACCGTGTTTTGTTCAACCCCAATATTTGGAGAATCATTGATATAAATACGACGATATTTATCAGAAATTAAATCTGCGCGGTCATCATCAGCCGAAATTGCAGTAAGAGCACCCCAAGAAGACCTAGAGCCCATTTTCAGCGGATTTCCACTATCGGCAGCGTCATCGGCGACGTTACCAATTGGAGCAACCCATAATGCGCCCACATCATTACTTTTTAGCCAAGTATAATCTCCAGTAGCTGAAGTGCTAACAGCAAGAGTATCTTCGCGCACAACTGCGACGGCCATCAAATCATCGCCATCTGCCGATGCGGTATCTTCCGCGTATATAGCATCGTCTGGCCCATTGACAACGTTAACGTCTAATGCCTGTTTTGCTCCTACGGTTGTAGACGTTAGGGCATTACCAGCGCCATCTTTTAAGTATGCACCAACATTATCACTTTCAGAGACCAACGCTGGATCATAAATTAATTTATCTTTACCCATTGCACTCATTTAAATATCCTCCCCTTGTTTACAAAAGGTTTAAAACTTATGATATAAAGATTAATGCGCCTTATTTTATGGCGACACCCAATATATTATCTCCATGATTTGATTGGGTTTATTAGTTTGCATATAAATAGTTTTGTTAGAAACATTAGTATCTTCTTTATAAAAATTGCCCATAGAAAGCGTCATATAGTTTGTGCCAGATTGACCCGAAATATAAGAAAATTGAGTTTTTGCGTATCCGCCCCGTATTTTCATTAAGAATTTAATAGTTTTATCTGGAAATGTGAATGAATACTCTTGGTTAGCATTAGGCATTGAAAAATTAGCAATAGAGGGAGCTAAAAGTACAACATTTTCAACTGGAGTAACTGGTAATGGATTAGAAGATTCGTAAAATTCTCCTAATTGATCAACTAAAATGACACGCTTGGCTACCGTTGGCTCTTGTTCGTAAACAGCGTATTCGCGATCTTCCCGCGTTAGCTTGGCCTTAGATTGTTCTTCAGCGTATATATAAGCGCTAGCCGCTGTCGTATAAGCGGAAATGTCGATACGCTTGGTTATAGGGTCGCCGATATTGCCAACAAATAGCAATGTAGACGATAATACGCGCTTTACTTCTAATATGAGGTTTGGCTGCCCTACCGCTGCGATAACAACATGTTGCTTAACCTTAAATCCGCGAGTATTGGCTATTTGAACCTGCCCTAAGGTCCCTCCGTCTAAAGTAAAAAATCGAGGGGGCACTGGCGCCCAAGTTCTTTCAAAAGCCATACCGATTGTTATCCCTTCGTTTACGAGCCACCCCGTAGACCCTATAAAGATTAGGGCTAACATACAATTTATTATTAATTTCAAAATATTAGGTAATTTATAATTTTGTTTTTGGATGTAAACAAAAATTAATTATAACGTATATATTTAATTATATTGAGTTAATTTAGTTTGATGTACATGATTATAGTTATACAGATAGTAGCCATAGCTTTTTGCCACAATCCCATATACGATAATACTCTATTGATTCAGCCATTTGCTTTTCAGTGTTACCGGTTCCGCCTAATTTTAATAATTTCTTTTTTGTACAAGATTGTTTTGAAAATCTTCGGTCTTTATAACAATAAGAATAGTCAGGACGATATTCTTTTTCCAATTTAAAACCCATTTCTTTGTAAACTTTTCCTTCGGACCAGCGATTATCTGACCATGAAATTAGTCGATTATAGTTGTTTTCTTTACAATAATTTATTAATGATTTTAATAGTCTGGAAGCACCGCCATAAACAGTGACATCTTGTTTAAAGGCCAACCGACTTAATACAAATGAGCTTGTATGCCCCTGTCTATGATGACGACTACCTGTCATTACCGCAACTAACTCTTCTCCGTTATACAGGCCATACGCTATATCCATCGTGCGGACACCCTGAATGTGATATTCATCTAAAAAACGTTTCGCTTCTTTTTTATCTACTTGGCGGGCATCGGTATGCCTAGCCCCAATTTTACGACTATTAAGGCCCATGACCGATAACAAAAAATTCTTAACTTGATTGGGACGCCTTGCCCACTCATCTTCAAATATACTAATTAATCTATATCCATATCGATTCGCTATTTTTAATTTGTTTAAATGGTAGCTGGTATTACACTTAAAATTTTCTCCATGATAATATAAACCATTGAATTCTATGCATAATTTTAGCTGTTCAACACAGATATCATATTCAAAAAATGCTTTTTTGTTATTTTTATCATGGAATATTTTAATTTTACGGGCATCTGGATAATAGGATTTAATCCAATCGGCCAAGGATAGCTCTGCCAAGGATGTTCCGTGGTTGTTACATTTTGGGCATCGTCGATTGTGATTTTTAAAATTAGTTAGTGTAACTTGATATTCGTGCCCATTGGGGCATAGTGTTTTCATTAAAGAGTGAACCCCTGAATACTCTGTAGATAAGAGTGTGTATCCATTTTGCTTAAAAATAGCGTATACCTCTTCTAAGGTATATTTTTTAACTCCAGCACATATTATACAGCGTGCTCCGCTATCCTTGAAACTATTAAGAGTCATTTGTGTTCGATGGCCATTGGGACAAATTAAATCTAATTTTTGATGAGCATTTTTGTATTCATTGCTTAAAAGAACATAGCCTTCTTGTTCAAATATTTGCTTAATTTCTTCGTATGAATAATTTTTTATATTTTGACATGTAGGGCATCTACTTTTAGCATATAAAAAGCCATCTAGTGCTACCAGGTATCTGTGGCCATTCGGACATAAAGTTTCCAATTTTTGATGAGCGTTTTTGTAAACATTTGATAATAATGTATATTTATACTCGTTAAAAATATTTTTTACATCTTCTAGCGTATAACGTTTTTTGCCTCTGCAGATCCAACAGCGTACCCCACCAGAGATAAAATTATTTAATGCTATTTCAATTGTGTGGCCGCTAGGGCATATCATTTTTAGTTTTTGTTGATTGTTTTGATAAGTATCTGATAATAATGTATAATCATGCTCTTTTAATAAATTTTTAACATAATCATACGTAAATCTTGCCGACATATTATGACTATAACATAAAACTGAGGATTGTTCAAACAAAAAAGGGCTGCCATTATATGACAGCCCTTTGTAATATTTAAGAAATACTATATAATATTAAGGGAGATCTGTTGCGCCTGGCTCATTTTGGTCTCCATCTTCATCGCTTGCTTTAATCCCAGTATAGTTAATAGTAATCCTACTAGTTGCCCTTGAATTGAAGTTTCCATTATGAGAAGTTGGTTTACAACCGGATGCCACTAGCAAGTTATTTCCTGCTTGTCGATCTACCACCGTAATAGTTACGTCTTCTAGAGATAGTAAGTCTTGTAATTTTGGAAATTTGGGAAGCTTATGCACCCCATTTCCTGCGACTCTAAAGCCAGTACATTGCAGAGTAACCGCCTCAGAACTAGTAACTGCTATTTCAGTTGGAGCAAATCTTCCAAGTATATGAATAGCTTCTGTGCCTAGGTTAACATTGTATGAACAGCTTTCAAAAATGCCTACGACTTCGCCGGCAACTTTTACTATTGCTCTGCCACCTGTTATTACTTTTCCAGCCATATTTTAATCTCCTTTAAAATCTTATTATGCCGACTGTTGAACCTGAGATATGTTGATATCGATCGGTATGAAATATATAGCGCTAGACAATTTAATTTCAACACTAACGGATAGTTCTGGTGCCAAAATACTGATTTTGGGATTTTTCCAGCCCAATGGAGCATCGCTGCTTGCCGCAATTAGTTTTAATCGTCTATAGCCATCCATTTTAGTTCCAAGGAATGCTAAGGCCGTAGCTGCATCCACGTCGGCTAAGCTCTTTCCTACGAAAGCAATTTGATAGCTGTCTGCCAAATCAAGAGCTAAAATGTCAGATGTATAAACAGCCTGAATACTGTTGTATACGAAGTTCGTGTCGAAGCCGTAACTGGTCTGGTCCGAGACCCATTTGGTGCCAACAGTATCCCTATTGAGCAACAATAAGCCAGCCTCTAAGCCATCTTCAACGTCTCCAGGGCTTCCTGAATCAAATCCGCTTGGATCTTCATAACTAATAACGTTAGCCGCTTTGTTTGTAATTGATTTATAAAATCCACCGGCTTGCATTCCAGCTGCTACCACTGCACTGTACCATGGCAAAAATGATGTTACGTTACCTTCAGAGTCCAGCTGACTCGATTTTTGACATGCCAATGACACCCTGTAATGTGATAAGCTCTGAGCCTTTTCTTTGGCGTCAGCATAGCTTCCCCAGAATGAGAGGATTGCCTGTCTATGCCTCTTAAGCTTAGGAGTGCTATATTGCAAACAATGATTTTTTACAGCTAAGTGAATGGCATCGATAGTATAAGTAGATGCACTATCGGTTAGCCCATCTGCGATATCATCGCTCGCATTTCTTGAAAATAAAGGTACAACGATATTTACACTAATACTTGCCAATTGAGCAATAGCATCTACGATATCAGCTGCCAATGTAGCCCCACGCTCTCCACCGCTTAAAAATGCTGCAGCAGACATAGGGTTTGGCAATCCTAGGATTGCCGTTGGGTCAAATGAGAATGCGCTTGATGTGCCAAGAGCTTTTTGGAAATTATAAGCTGCTATCTTGATTCTTCCTGGTTCACGTCCAGCCACTGAAGTACAAATGCCAACCGCTGCAACTTTATCTAAAGATGACGGAGCCAATTGTCTAGCGGCTGAAACAACAGATGCCGAATACCCAGTTTGACTATTGATAAAATCTACTAAGTCTGCAATAGTTCTAAATTGAGCCAAAGAAATGTCTAAATTAGAACCAGATCCGCCTACAACCGTAGTCGTAAGAGCGGTGTCGCTGATAGAAAGTATAGCCGTAGTTCCAGCATACCCAATTTTAAGAGCAACGTCGGCGCTAACGTCTAACGTTTCAGTGAAACCAATATCAGATCTTGACGAGGATAACTCTATCGCGACCTCTTGGCTTGCAACAATTAATCCTGCGGAAAGACCTAACGCAGCTAAATCTCCAGGAGTAGTTTCGATTAAATCAAAAGATCTTCCATGTCCTTTTCGATAAGGAGATGGATCGGCATCCATAGTCAATTTTAAACTATTTGTGGCCGCTCCAGCTGATGCTGTTATGCCAGCTGGCAATAAACCGGCTAGCTCAACTAATAGCGTGGCTAAATCAGCGTGATCTGCAGGCACAGCGCTTAGGGTTACTGATGCGACAGCTCCACCATTTAATCTAATAGAAAAAGTCGTTCCATCCAATGATGCGCCAAATGCCGCAATGGTAGCACCGGACACGGTTGGAGCAGACTCTGTTGCGGTAGAAATAATTTGATATTTATATTTATTTCCATCTGCACCAAAATTTTGATCGCTAAGTGTGCCATAATCTGTATCAAGTATTGCTGAAGCTTGTGCGCCTTGGTTAGTTTTTAGAATATAGATTCTATTGGCAGATCCGACGATATCGGCGTCGCTTGATGGAGCAGTTAAAGCTAATGCTGCGTCGACGATTGGTCCGCGAATATACAGACGTTGAATTTCAGCGAACTGATCTGGCGAAAAATAGTTATCTTTTAGGATAACATTTTGAAAACTATCGCCGCCATCGGCTTCACCGATGATTACTATGTTCCCGGATGAACCTAGCCCAACAGGTTGACTTTTAACGTTTATATTGGGATATGCACCTGGACGAACCGTATTGACAAATGGAGTTACTAATCTTAAGGCCATTTTTTATCTCCTTGATTAAACTATTTTTTTGAAACCAAAATGGGCTATCCCATCTTCAAATTTCTCTGGGTGATCCATTTTAATTGCTTTAAGATGGCACCATAAAATTTCTTCTAAATCTTTTGATTTTCCGTACTTGGATTTCTCTTGAGCCCAAAATAACTTAAAAGCCTCTCTATTGCTGATTGGCCTGGTCATTATTACTGACTCTACAGTTTTCTTTTTAGCCATTTTAGATTCCTTTCTTGGCCAGCTTTTTGCTTGTAATATTGTTGACAAATTTTTGTAATTTTATTACGCCAATCTCTCTAGGCAGTGGAGCTGCTGGCTTTTCATCTATCTTTGGCGCTTTATGCTGTTCCCAAACCTTTTTTTCTTCAATGCCTTGATAAGGGGCCATTCCTTTTTCTTCAGCTTTTATGATATCCTTACCGCCCTGAACTTGGCCGTATTTTAGGTTATTGCCTTCTTTTTGTTCCTTGGGATTATCTTCTGGGGCTTTTTGGGACTTAATCCTATTGGCGCCTTTTTGTTTGCCTGATTTGACTTCATAGTCCTTATCTGATTTTTGGGGGACTTCAGCTTTTTCAGATTTAGCTAAAGATTCAGATTTGTTCAAAGGTATATGAAAAGTATGTGATTTATTTTTATCCGTAGGATGCTCGTAATAGAAACTTCCATGGGCAGCTCCATGCCAAATCTTCCCACCATTGTCTAGATGGGCAACTGGACCTTGATATTTATCAAAAGGTTTTACTTTTCCGGTAACCCCTTTGTGTTGCATTGCTCTTTCTAAGTGCAACCTGCTTTCGTGAAATTCACCGCCCGGCTCAATGTCTTTTTGTGACATTTCGCCAGTTTTATTTAGATTATTAATTTCAGATTTGTTCAAAGGTATATGAAAAGTATGTGATTTATTTTTATCCGTAGGATGCTCGTAATAGAAACTTCCATGGGCAGCTCCATGCCAAATCTTCCCACCATTGTCTAGATGGGCAACTGGACCTTGATATTTATCAAAAGGTTTTACTTTTCCGGTAACCCCTTTGTGTTGCATTGCTCTTTCTAAGTGCAACCTGCTTTCGTGAAATTCACCGCCCGGCTCAATGTCTTTTTGTGACATTTCGCCAGTTTTATTTAGATTATTAATTTCAGATTTTTGTAATAATTCTTTAACTTTATTTAAAACTAATTCTGCAGCTTCTTTGGCGCTATATTTTTTTTCATTGTCCATAATAACCTCATATATCCAACAATACTACCTATAAAGATTGTTATTCAGCGTGAACCTTCTTTAAAAAATTCCTTAATTTTTCAATACTTGTAAGCTTAACGCCAACATTTGGCGACTCATTTTTAGATAAACTCTTAGTTTTAGGGATTTTAGCTAAAGTAGACTGCTCCCCAGATTTCATCGGATTTGGCATGCTAGTTGGCGTTGGCTTTGGTGGAGCCAGCAGTTCTTTTTTTAATTTATCAGCTATATCAATATCTTGCTCTGATTTGCCCATTTTGTGGTAGATATAATTTACAAGCTTAAAATCTTCGTCGTGCAAGTCTTGAGCAGACTTACCCTTAGATTTAGCAGCTGCTTGTTTAGCGGCAGACCAACGTTTTTCATCATGTTTTGTTTTTACAAAATGCGGCATAACTATAAGATTACTTAAGAATTATCTTCTATTGGGAACCAAAGTTCATTAGACTCTTCTTCGAGAGTTAAGGGCTCAGAATTACTCAATATTTTGATTCCACCAACAAACCCCTTGGTATTATTAGCTTTTTCTTTTAGCGTTACGGTCTCAATAATTCGTTGTGGTGATTTTATCCAAGTGTTTTCTATTAATCCAGTTAGTCCGATATATCTACTCCAAGCTTTTTCTCCACCAGAAGTAGTAAAATATTCATTTAGGGCTATGTCAGTACTATTCAGAGTACTTTGGGTAAAACCACAGGCTTCCAGCAAACTTTCTCTATATCTTAATAAACAATATACAACTATAGCCCAAAGCCATAATAGCGCTTGAGGGTCTCCGGATACATGACAGCCGATGTGGTACGTTTCTTGAAAAAAGCTATGCTCAACACGAGCCTTATAGTATTGATATTGGGGGACAACGCCTAGCCTAGAGGCAGTAATTTCAATGCCGGGCTGTATTTTAAATCCATCGGTAGTAATTTCTTCAATGACATAGCCTTCTCCGCTATCAGGATTTACTAGAATCATGCCTACTGATACCGAATCAACACCGCTAATAGTAGTATCAAGCTGTATTTCTCCGGTATCGATGTCATAGCTAGTTGGCACAAATGGTTTAACTATATACGGGACCGGTTTGCCAATTTGATTAGGCAAAAGTTGTACAGTCTCAGGAGCTTGATCTCCCATATGCTTCATTTCTTCTTTTTCTTGGCTGGACCCCATAGCGATAGTAATACAAGGCAATTGATCTTTATCGTCTCGATGCCTCATATATACATCTATTTTATTATTAAGAAGCCATTCCTTACAGGCGTCGATTTGTTTTTGGCCATATTTTCGCTTAAGATATGGATTTTGAGTAAAATTGCTTAGGATATCATCGATTAGCCAAGAATTTTTTCTTAAATCCTCTAAACCTAGACTAATAGCTTCTTTAATAATAGCATCGCCTGCAAAAATCATTTATCGACTCCATTTGTCTATTATAGTTGGCAATATATCTTGTTCCCATCGTTGCTCTGCCCATTCCAGCGCTTTATCCAAGTATTTTTTAGCTTCTAATCCGGGATGTATCCACTTGTCCGCACTTTTCGGGCCGTCACTAACGGTCCTATAAGTTAACATATGCCTAGAAACTTTTCCTGTTTTTTGATTTAATGTTTGATAAATACTAAGCCTTTGGAAAGCCGGAGTATTACCTTTTCCTGGAATTGGGCCCCCAAGATTTAAGGTATGTAGTTTACCCAGCCTAGGGCTGCCGGCCCCAGGCTGTCCTGGAGGGATTTTTTCTATTTTTTTGTAAGGAATTTTTTGTTTTCTAAGTTCCGATTTAAGCTGTCCAACTAAATCTTGCGCTTGCGGAGTCATAGAACTTTTATTTTTATTCCATTTAAATGGAATAGCTCGATATTTATGCCCGTCCTTAGAAGTCATCGTAGCATTTTTGAGTAAATCTGGCTTCATGTCTTTATTGGCTTCAATACCCTCTTCTATAAAAAGAGCTTTTTCGGAAACAAATACGCACCATAAACCCGGAGCTATCTCTTCAAACCCCAAGTTATCCATAAAAGTCTGCCTAGTAGAAGAAAGTTCTCCATTTGCCATTTCGGCGACTTTAGCATATGTACTAGCCGCTAGTTGTCTAATTGATTGTTCTACATCTTGATTAACTTCTGCCTCAAATTCTTTTAATTCGGATAGAACTTTGTCTATATCTAATGATAATTTTAGCATATTATCTCCTAGTCTTAGGAGATTTTTGTGTGGCGCCGGATTGTACGGGGCTGACTGGGACACCAGATGGACCCATAACTACAGGTCGCTTTACATTAATCCATCTTACTTTTCCAGATGAGTCAACTACTTTCATTTGCCCTTTTGCGTTAACCGCTCCAGGGGGAAGAGTTTGTTTGGCAACATGAGGAGTTGTTTTTTTTGTAGGTAATTTGCCGATCGCTAATCCGCTCGGCTGTTGCCTTTTGGGTCCTGGGCAGAGTCCTCCTTGGCCTCTGCTCTCGCTGGCATATCTTTTGGCTCTTTTGCTTTAGGTGGCTGCGTATTCGCGACATTAGCACTAAAACCTAAAAGCTTGGCCATTTCAATCATAGCCTTTATTAAAGATAAGGTGGCGCCATAAAACTCAGGAGCCTGAATTTTTGCTTTATCTAATATTTGTTTATTAGCCTTAAATTTCTCCAAAGAATCGCCAATAATTTGACCGATTTTTTCTTTTTTAATACTGTCCGCATTGTCATTAAGATTGCCCGACAGTACATTTGCTAAATTGGGCTCATTTTCTTCTGGAGCCTCTTCTGGAGCCTCTTCTGGAGCCTCTTCTGGAGCCTCTTCTGGAGCCTCTTCTGGAGCCTCTTCTGGAGCCTCTTCTGGAGCCTCTTCTGGAGC